TGTTCAAATTCTTTTCCAATTTCTTCTGACATATAAAACCTCTAAATAAATGTTAAAACTTGATTATACATATAAATATCATTAAACTTCCGTAGGATATACATCTGGGCTTCTATTAATACCAGTATCATCAAAATCATTTAACCTACGTTGTAAATCTTCTGATTTATCTTTTTGACTATAATTTATATCTCTGAATGGATCACCGCCGTATATTTTTTCATTTTGTTTAACTGCCGTTTCAATATCACGAAAAGCTTCGGACACAAACGTAATCTTATTTGGTGTAACCAATCTTTTAGTTGTTGACTCTCTTGCTACTTCTTTTGGTAATAAATAACCATGAACCATTAGCTGAAAGTTTGCTCGTACTAGACGATCTTGTCCTGTAATGTTCGTGTCTTCCATTGTTAAACCATCTATCATTGTTGCAAACTTGAAAAGATTTTTATCACCAAATGATTTACCACCGAAATATACAAAATTTTCTATTAATGTGTTCAATTGATTTTGATATTCTGCCCAACAAATAAAGTCATATGTGACATCAACATAATCAGGTATAGGTGTTATAAAATATTCCTGTGGTGTTTTTACACCGTATAGACTACTAAACTTATCATAAGGCGATAATCTGTTGTACTTTTGTTTCATAACGTAAGCAAGTTGAGCAGTTGTAGCAACTTTGTTTCGTCTTAATTCTTGTTTCATGTTTACACCAGAACGTCTAAACGTAATAAGTGGTGCAAGAGTTTTACCTTTTTTATCTTTTAGATACCCGTTTCGTTGAATAGATGCCCATTTCTCAGCATTAGCATATATTGTGGGTACTTGTATTGTTTCACCATTATCTTCAATTTTTAATTGTATTGTTTGGTCAATATAAGTTTTTACGGCAAAATCTATATCATATAGTGTAACACCTAAACTTCTGGTGTTATCTTTATCTCTACGGATTTGTGTATCTCTTGCTTTTCCCAAATCAATTCTTGGGTTCTGTTCAGAATTTTTGTCATCTATAAAAGAATCGCGTGTTCTTTTTAGTGGCGGTTTACGATATGGTGATGAGTTTTTCATTAGATGTTATCCGGTAGGTCATTGTTTTCGGCAATTCTTGGAGCAGAACGAACTTCTTCCACATGGATTCTCGAACGTCTTGTCAAGTGTGTATTAGCGATGATAGAAACATTATGTCCCCATCTTTCCGTTGCAAAAGAGTAATCTGGATTCTTGCCACCAAAATATTGGTTTTCAAGAATACCATCAACTTCCCAATATTCTCCATTATATTCTATAACATCACCGACTTCAATATAAGTTTCGTAGTCTTTTAGGAGTTCACGAATAAAACCAAAATCACATACCTGATTGAAATCTTGTCCAAACTCTGTTCCTTCGAATGTTTGTTCTTGACGATTTATTAAAGACGGTATCTTTATTGGTTGGTGATAAATCTTTTTATCAGATTCATCATAGATATTTGTTTTAGTATCTTGAAGTGATAATTTATAAAGAGCAACCTCTGTATCTATAATATCCACAATCAATTCCATATTGAACTTGTGAACTAATCCTGCATCTCGTTGTCCATGAAATAATGGCATCTATTTACCCCACGTAAATTTTAAGCGGTGTTGCATTTAAAGAAACATTTAGTGCCTCAACTTCAGTACGTTTAGCTTCAAGTAATTTTGAACGAGTCATCGTATCTAACATTGTTCTCAATTCTTCTACAAGTGCTTGTTTTTCTGTTCCAGCAGCTGATAGTAGGTCTGCGGCATTAAGAGTTGTTTCTCCGTTTGGAATTGGGATAGAACCATATTTACCACGAATATATCCCAAATTTTCTTTTACAAGAGCAAGAGTATAACGATAAATCCATTGACGACCAACAGAATTTATCTTACCATATTCCATACGATTATATGGTGCATTAGACATATCTGAAACAAGACCAGTAATACCAGAACCACTTACAGGTTGATATTTCAATGGATTTGATCTTTCTTCCTTTACAATATACTCAATCCAAAGTTTAAAATCACGAACTGGAATTGGGAATATACGAAGTTCATTGTCTATTATTTCAAAGGAATACGACGACTTTCTCATAAGGTCGTTGAATTCAATTGCCTGAATACGAAGTAAGTCTGCATACATAGGCATCAACATAAATGAGACACCTGTTGAGTATGCACCAAAACCGAACGTATCTAACATCGCTTGATTACCCAAGTACGGGTCATAGAAACGGATAGATGCCGGTGGAGAATAGTGGTGTACTTTCTTGATTTCAATAGATGCGGTTGGATTATAAACATCACGAATAAGTGAATCTAAATTATATCGTTGTTTATTTGATGCTATATCAATTGACGCAGAATAAAACTTAACATTACCGTTCGTGAATGTTTCAGAACCATACTCTGTTGCCAACTGAATAAGTCCACCCATGTTCGTTGATATATTTTGATGAGTAAGATTATTACTCGTCGGTGTTCCCATAATAGACAACATATTTTGTTGAATATTAAATTGGTTTACATGATTAGAATATTCCGAAATAGCCTCTTCAAAACAAGCATAAAAATTACCAGCTTGTAATTCTATATCTACAAGTGGATAACCAAGTCGTTTTGCACACCAATCAGCAACATTATCCGCGTCTGTTTGAAACGCAGCTTCCGTATCGAAAAATCCGAACGGTGTACTACCAGTTGTGAATGACGATGAACCTGGCCAAATTGGAATTTCTACCATTTACGTTCTCTTATTTCTGTTCTTCAAAATAGTTTAATATGTTGTCAACAATTGGATGGCGGTGGTTTGTTTTTAGTTCGTAACAACCAAGACCAGGAACAGAGTTGACCATATTAAATAAATATGGAAAACCAGAGTCTTTCTTATTTTTTAAGTCTGTCTGTGAGATGTCTCCGCAAATCAACATCTTGGAATTTGTACCAAGACGAGAAAGAATCATCTCCATTTGTGATTTAGTTACGTTCTGTGCCTCGTCAACAATAACACAGGCATTTACGAATGTTCTACCACGAAGGAATGAGATTGGTGCAATTTCAATAATATTTTCATTGATGAACTTATCTATTCGCGGTTTGCCGTATAACATATACATATTAGCGTGAATTGGTGCTACCCACGGATTCATCTTTTCTTTGATGTCTCCTGGCAAGAAACCAATGTCTTCGTTAGATACAGTAGGTCTTGTGATAATAATTCTTTCAACTTCACGATAGAAAAGATATTCTAACGCAATTTGTGTAGCAAGAAGTGTTTTACCTGAACCAGCTTTTCCCGTTAGAACCGAAATCGTGTCTTTTAGTATATGAGACTTTACTTCTTTTTGCTCTGCATTTAGAGACAAATTGAATTGTATCTTATTTTTGATTTGTTTTCGCCCTTTCTTTATACCATTTACTTCTATTCCCACAACTTCTTCCTCTATAACTTGATCGAATAATAATTCTGAATTGTTCATAAAAACTCCTACAATAGTTTAGAAAGGGTTTCTCCTATTACTTTTCCGTCTTGTTTGAGTTCTACATAAGAGTTCTCTATATTTTTTACCTTATGTGTCCACTCAAACCCAACCATACCGACTAAATCTGCACCGCGTGTTATTGGATATACAACGGCAGTTTTCGTTCCTCTTTGAGCAAAAAAGGCACGAGTTAAAATATCATCTATATCTTCTATTATTGGAAATATACCACGCTCGTTTTGAACAACATCAACTAAACCAGAATAAAGAGACATTGGAATATTTTGGTATTCTTTGAACTCAGTTGAGACTCCGTCTTCAAGTGCCTCAAATGTTGTTGAAAGTTTGGTCATAGACTTACCTGTTCCATATTTACCGCCATTATGACGTTGTAAAACAAAGGCTCGTTGGGCACCATACTCATTAAGTTGTTGTTCTATAATCGTTTGAACTAACTTTGATTGAGAAATTTCGCGGGTTATCTTACGATGTTTGTATTCACCATACTTGTATTTGAGAAACCATGAAAGGAACACACCCAGTAGGGTGACGGCACTTGATATACCGAGTCTTATAAGGTCAATGTAATTGGTAAATAGTTCCATATCCTATAAATAGGATGATAACGGAGAAAAGATAAGTTAAATAATTTTAAAATTACCCACCCTTTTGTCTCTTAAATATTGTGGCTTGTACTCCACTTCCTTCATTATTTATATTTCTACCAAAGTTATCCGCTTCACTTTGACTATTAAAAACACGTTTTTCTAATATACGTTGACCACTGGGTGATGTTTTTGTATATTCAACAACATATTCATACTCAGGTGCCTTATCAAAAGAATCCTTAATTCCCACACGACCGGAGTCAAGTGTCCTTGATCTTGTATCTTGTGAAATTGGATTAAATCTTGTAATTAAATTTGGAGATTTTAGATTTGAGTTTGGATGTGGGTCTAGTGGTGTTGCAGAATCATCTTTTTTGTTTTCTAATTGCGATTGTATAATATATTCAACAAGTCCACCAAGCGCCTTACCTGTAAGTTGTCCAATTAAAGCACCGGCTTGAATACCTCTAAATAAATCAGAACCGGGTGTTTGTGGAATAGTAGATTGTTGGTCAATGTTTGTTCCAGCAATTTGAGAAGTTGTTGATATTGTACTCAGTACACTAACTGTTTCAGAATTTGTGGACGGAAATATACCTGGCTCCGTTCTACGGGTTGCCTCATATCTATTTTTATTATCAGTCGTTCCATTTACACTCAAACTTGATGTTGTTTGAAGACCACCGTAAATACCAGTACTACCAGACACTACGGCGTTGATAGTGGCTGCAATAGTTTGACCATCTCGATTAGACGTATTAACAGAAAAATTCACTTCCTTTGATTCTTGTTCGATTATTTCTGAAGAAAGAACTTGAACTAGTTCTTCAACGGATGGATATTCATTAGACGAAAACTCTGGACTGTATTTATTATGAACTAAAATATTATTTGCGAAATAGGTATGATTATCACCAATTTCAAAATTGTAAACATTTTCCGGTTCTATTCCTTCAAAAACTGAAATGTTTAAAATCTCGACCCATTTTCCATCAGAATCCATTAGTAAATCACCAACTTCTAATTTTGAAATTTGAATTTCATTAATTTTGTCAGATAATTCTGGGGAAACAGAACACCATCCTTTTTTCTGTGTAAAATAAGGATGCTCAATAGTGGATTTAATCGAATTCCCATTAGAAAGATTAATTTCAATTAAATCACTTCTAATAGAACGTATTAATTTTTTGACCAAACCTTTTTCGAAAGTATTTGTTTGTGTGTTGTATGTTAAAAGATGTGAATCTTCGATGACATCTTCAATATTGATAGATTCTCCAGAAAATAATAAAATTTTCGTTCCTCTCACAAAACACGTACCACTTGTGCCAGATGTTCCACTTGTGCCGGATTTTTTTTCCTCTTTTTTACCACATTTATCTTTAACTAATTGATAAAATCTATCATCGTCTAAAGAAATAACATATTGACATTTTTTTGCAGACTGGCGAGCTGTATTTGTTTGTAATGCAATTTCAGAATCCCCTGCTACGTCATATGACATAACATCATGCAATTTACAGCAATTATTTTGTGGGTCTACTTCATGAATTCCATACTTTTTACGAAAAATCCAAACTAATTCTCTCTCATGTGGTGGTGGTACTCCATTCACACCGTCCATCGCCCATATTGTATCACCTTGTTTATTCCTGTTAGACATAATATTAATACCTTTTATTTTTACCACAAATAAATTTAAATTTAATCCCAATATATGATAATAGGAACTGGTCTACCTTCACCGGCGCCTACTTTCTTGGTTTTATAAAGCCATTCACCGTCAACCACCATCGTAGTTGAGCCACCACCATCACCTACTCCAGCCATTTGAACAAATCCGCCTATTTGTTTGAAATAATTCAAAATTTTATTACCTATGCGGCTAGGAGTTCCACTACCAACTCCACCAAAAAACTTCTGTTTTCCGTCTCTTAATAGAGCTTTTCCAAAAAATGGCCAAAAAGTAGTCGACCCACTACTAACATTTACTATATTATTACTGATTATCATAAAAGAACCACCGGCTGCAATAGAAACACCAGATTTTACTTGTAATTTTTGTTTATTTTGCCATATTTGTTGTGCATCAACTACATCTAGTTTTCCGTTTATTTTAGCAGCTACAATTTGTTTATTTTTACCAAAATAGTAAGTATTTGGTTTTGCACCATAATATCTACCATCTTTAACAAAAATACCAGTTGGTTGGCCAGACCCCCACTCCGTACCTCGTGTTTCAAATAAAGACCAATTTATATAATTTCTATATTTTCCTTTTCCATCTACTCGGGTTCTATCCGTCCAGTGATTTTTAATTGCACCATTTGTTGCTTTATCAAAATCAAGTTTTCCACCAACTTTATATTTTCCATCATAGTTTCCAGAAGATACATAGTTATTAAATTCAGATTTACCTGGCGGTATACCAACGATAAAATCGTATAGTGGTGCGGCTGCACCCTGTGATGAATCGTAGAATTTTACTCTTTTACCATCTACGGTTCTGGTATAACTATTTGATGTTTTTTGTTTTCCACTGGACATAACAGGCGTAATTCCCATATATCCAATATCAAATGTATCAAACATTTTGAATGTTAAACCTTCATATTCTATTAAAGGGTCTTGAATAACACCGACACCTTGTTGGCCAGTCCCTCCGGTGGTTATACTACCACCACCACCCATTTCATATGGGTCATATAATAATTCATATAGTTCACTTTCATCCAATCCTCGCACCGATGCCATAGAT